CTACTTCAAGTTTGTTAGCTGTTTCTGCTTGCGCTTTTATAGCATCTCCTGCTTCTAAATTCAACCCCTGTTCTGTAGCGTTGACCGTACTTGTAGCAGGTATGTCCTTTCTAAAAAATTCTACATCTGTACTAGCAGATGAATCTCTTAAATCACAGTTAACTAATACAGCCCCTGTGCTGTTATTAGATACATATACAGATTTTATAATAGCTACAGCAGATGTGGATATAGTTAAAACAGTTGTCATAGCTGTTCCATCTAATATTTTAGATGCATTTTTATATTGTATGCTCATGATAAAAAGTAATTAAAAGTATCTAATTCGTTTTTTAAGTCTTGTTGAAAAGAAAAATTAAGTTGTTGTTTCATCGTATTTAAAGACTCCATAATCTGTCTTTGATTATCTACATCATATTCTTCTTTTGGCTCAGGTATGTAATTAGTAATCTTTGCCATTATTCCTCACCATATTCCATGTCACCAGCCATGGCTCCAGGTGATGAACTGTAATCTCTACCAGGTGTAGCTGCTTGACCTACATCTCCTCTACCGTAACCCATATTAGAAGATTCTTTTATACTTTGAATCATGCCGCCAGTATCAACGTCACCCATGCCAAACTGATTCATAAGATTTGATAAATTTTTCTGACTATAATTTTTATCTGCTGCAGCTCTTTGCAACATATTAGATATTCTATTAGCTCTTCTTCTACGTTCTCTTTCGGGTTCAGAATAATAACCA